TGTCGGTAAAACCAACATTCTGTTCAGTATCTTCGGACTGAACGACCTTGTCTATTTTTGTTGCAAGTCGTTATTACGCCATGCATGAGTGACTCAACCCATGCGGCGGTTTGTACAAATAAAGGCGGGTACCCTTTCTTAAAAAAGAATTGTCTACGAGGAGACTGCCCTAAATGATATTCGCTTCTTGTATTAGTATGTACAAATGTTATACAAGTGATCAAATATCATTGGATCTGTTTGCGATTAATATCCCACCGGTTCCACGCGGGATAGTCAGGGTTAAAAGAGATTTTCAACCCTGTGATTTTGGTCGCACCGATGACCAAATTTTCTCTGCTGTAAGCAAAGGTTGCTTTGTGAAGTAATGGGAGAGATGGCACTCCTCTATTACTTCTAAGAGTTCTTTGTGTCGCCTATCAAAGACCTCAGATCCATGAAAGAAAAATTCACGATTGGCCGCTTGAATAATATCAACCATTTGCTCTTCTTGTGTAACTACTTTTGAAGCCACATGTATATTGAGCATTTTGGAAATTGATTTAAATTCGAGTGGACACATAACAAATTTGTATTTCTCATCATATACAAATCTGCGCTTCAAAAAATCAACCTCTTCTATTTTCATATAAGGGCGACTATCTGAAACTTTATCCGGCATTGTGTAATCAACACTGATCTTCTTCATTTCCTCCTGAATGGAAGTGTGATTAAATTGTGGTATCTCAGGAGAGATATTCATCACATTATCATCACCATATGTCAATAAAGCAACTAAACTCTGAAAATCACTGAGATCAAATGGCGAATCTTGCATTATTTCATGAAATGCATAACGCATATACAATGAATTTGCCAGACAATTGATAATAACAGTGAGTGGATGACCAGATGGGTTACTACAATAAAATTGGATAAGTTCTCCAAAGAAATCCACTATGGGAAAAGATGTATCCGTGGCCAAACCTTGCATGATCTTAATATCTTCATCCGAGTATTGTGGTATACCTTCCTGATATTTTCGTGCATGGAGTGCTAATTCAATGAAAATTTGAAAACAAGAGCGAACCAATTTGGCAGCCATTCTCTTATCATATTCACCGAAATCTCCTGCAATTAATGATTCTCCAAATTGTGTGACATATTTCAAAATTTCCTCCCACTCATCCGACATTGCATTTGTGCCTACAGCACATTCAAATACAAATTTGTTGTTTTGCATAACTCGAACAAAAGGCAGAAAATATTTTCTCATGAGAAGAGAATAAGCGATAGGGGCGCCAGCAAAAACTCGCACCTTACCTATTTTCGCTTTTCTCTCTGATATGGGTTCATCCTTTAGATGAGCCTTGAAAATAACATTACCTCTGTAACCTTCGGAATAAGTGTTTTCAAGTTTTTCCATCTCATCTAAAATCTCCTGTTTAAACATCTTACCATCGGGTGCTAATGCAGTAGGTGGAATAGGTTCCAACCAACCGCGCTTGGAGCAATTGTATGGAAAACCCATTGAAGTATTAAAGTTAAGACTGTCAACATATGTAACACCTGCAGCTCCATTAACAACAGTAGAAATATCATACGGATGTAATAAGGCCCACTGATTGGAGGGTAAAGATCGAACAATATCACGTACATATGCAGACATACATTTATTCAAAATAGTTGAATCCATGTCTACAGGTGCAAGCATAGCTGCCAATGCATGATGCTTAGCATGTGGTGATTTCATATTTGGTGCTACACTCGTTGTATGGAGATCCATATTCTTCTGCACAGATTGTGCAATTAGAGTTTCACACACCATTGATTTAGGTGCAGCTCTAGCTCCTTGTATGGAACCATATATGGTTGCAACACCCTCTTCTCTGAATCTAATTGGTGATTTTAAATGAACACTATCAGTCAGATTAACTGTTACAGATGGAACAGATAATTCAATCTCTGATGCTAAACTAACATCTGGTGTTTTAATAGATTTCTTTGCTTCCAAAATAAAAGCCTTTGTAACTCTATATCCACGAGCTCTAATACCTTGACCAGCTGTATGTATGCCAACAAGTGTTATTCCATTTGTCTTTGATCTAGCACAAATTAATGCACCACAAAGTCCTTGAAAGGTAGTAGAGTTCTTAAGATAATATTCAGGTTGGGAGATAAATTTGAAGTTTATTCCCACTGCACGATATGATTCATCCTTACCAATTTGGACACAGGAAACGGGATATGGTGTAAGTACACCTTTATCATTTCTGTGTAATAAATTACCAGGATGTTTCAGTTTACTAAAATCATCATCTGAAAATGCATTAAGTAAGCTAAAACGTGGAGGTCCGCTTAAAATTCGTATGACACAGATATCATCAGTGGGATGTATATGTATATCATCAAGTGTTAAGGAGAATTTCTGAATATTAGATGTTACACCCTTTTCCTTAGGTGAACCAATTAAGGAACACTGGAATTTTGATCTTCCATCTCTAAATGCATGTGAAGTTGTGACATAATCACATCCTCCAACTGCAATTAAATTAACAGTTGTATAATCAGTCTCACTATTTTCATCAAAAATGAGCAAATTTAAAACACATTTTGACAAAGTCAAAAGAGCTTGATCATATGTATCTTGTAACTTAGGATGGGGTGATTGTGGTAAAGGAGATCGAATCAAACCAGTATTATGGTAAATATTGACCTTTTCCTCATTCATGGGAATTGGAGAAGATCCTGAGGCTCCTTGAGCCTTCAATCTATTAGCATACTTATAAGATGTGTATGCTGCGGCTAAACTCAAAATAGCTGCTGAAAGAAGGAAAGGATGTTTCACATAAGATTGTTTAACTTCATTTCCTAAATCTCTCATAGATTTAAAGGTAGGTTCCATGGTAGTATAATACGTTGTGTATTGAGCATGTGCACTAGCACACACCCGAGATGTGATATCTGAATACAAAGTATACGCATTCCATAGAGAAAAACTATCAATCTTAAAATATATAGTTTTAGGTATTTGCCAGATAGTTTTGATAGCATAATACGGTGTTATCATTGGATAGCCAACATACCATAACATATTATAAAACCAAGGTTTAATATATGTGGTTTTAGGTAGTTCACCTTGCGTATCACCAGATTGAGGTATCAAAGTGGTTATATCATCAAATTCTGATCCAATAGATCTAATAATTGCTTTTTCCGGTGTATCGGATTTACTTTGCTCAGCAATAAATTTCTCATGTTCAGAAGGATGAGGTGTGCACTCATGACACTTACCGAATCTATAATGCTCACACATTGTAGTGGCAGTATCATTCATAACACGTTTAATCATCTTTGAATGAGATTCATGCTTTGCAACTGCTTTGGCCAACCAAGGATAAAACTCACGAGCTTCAACTTTGTCTAAGAATGGTGTGGTCACCACAGCTTTGCCGGTTACTTGAACCTTACTAACTGTGAACAACCACGCTTCAGCTTCAATTCCAAAGTTATCTCTATGGGCTGCCATTTTATCACTATCCAACATAGTTGTGTTTTCAACACAAAATTCTTCTTTGACAATTACATCGACTACGAATGGAAATCGTCTAAGAACAGCTGCTGGAGTAGCAAAATACAAATGCGCATTCAAATTACGCTGATTAGTTGTTGCTAAAACTACTTTACTCAATAAAGGTGTAGTACCTTTATCTTCAATAGCAGCCTGCTCTGGCATAAAAGCGACAGTATTAATAATCTGAAGTAAATCCATGATGGAAGTATCACCTTGAGCAGCTATAGAGGGCTTCAAAAAAGCAATATCATCTAATAACAGACCCCACTGATTGGAGTGATAACCATTCCAATGTTTTTCACCCGAAGAACGAGTGTAAATCAATTCATGGGAATCAGTTAACTTAAGGACTTTAGCTGCTACACTAAAGCACTTACGGGTAATAGATGATTTACCTATTGATGATGTGCCATGTATTAAAAGACTAAAAGGAGGATCTCGAGGTGCTTTTGAGGCATACGAAACTAAATATTTTGTTTTAATAGTTTGCACTTCATTCAACATGCGATTTATAGATAAAGCTTCAGAATTTTTCCGTAATGAAGAGAGTTTTTTAGTAATAGCTGTACCATCATCTATAGTTTCTTGACACCGAGTAAGATAATCAGAAATAATTAAATTACCAGCTTCAGGATTGGGTAAATAAACAGAATTTTGTTTAATGTAGTTGTAATCGGCTAAAAATTTGGTATAGGAATCATCATGATGAAAGAAACCCATAAAATTTCCAGTGTCAAACACTTGCACACCCTTCTCTAAGAAAAAGATAGTAGTTTCCATGAGAAAAGAATAAAAATTATACCCACTTGGAGTGTGAGTACGGCGATATTTTTCTTCTTCTATGCATGAAAAACCCGCTTCAGTATAAGTAAAACCAAAACGGGGAGCTAGGGAGGAAGAGAGAATATATAAATATAATTTCTTACATTTCTGTACAATTTCAGAATTTGCACATTGTGTAAAATTATCAAAAGCATATCGAATACTCTTAATAAATTCTCTTGCTCCCGATTGCGGTTCCAAAT